TACAGTCAACATCATCACCAAACTCCGCCAAAGAATTGTCATTCATGACAAGGCCGTCTTCAGCGTTTGAAACGGAGAGCAGGCCGAATCCCCTTATTGTTGCATTATTGTCTAAAACTACGCCAGAACTACCGCCATTTGACACCTTAACTTCAGTTGAACAAACTACTGCGCCGCCATCAGTGATCAATATCCCCGCGCCCCCACAATATTCCATATCTAAGACAGTGCTTTCAACTACGCTTCCCTCGCCAGTTGAGTAAACCCCTGTATGCGTGTCGCCGTTTGTCAAGTCCGTAAACGTAAAGGCAAAGCCTATCTTTGGCGTTTTACCTCCGTTGATAGCGGCAATCATCGGAGTGTAAGTGTCAATTGATTCTGTCATAGACGGTCCATCTACCACAACAACCGCGTCTACGCTTGTGATGGAAATCCAAGATATGTCAATACTTGATACTATAATTTGTTCCTCTATTTCAAACCCGGCAAGCAAAGAAATGTTTGCTGTAAAACCTCCCAACTTATAAGCTGGCACGGTACGACTTAAAGCCTCAAGAGCGGCATTGATCGTGGTGTAATCACCGGCAGCGCCGACTGTAATCGTTCTGTCAGTGTTGTCGCCAACCGTAACCTCGGACCCTAGCGTTAAGGCCGATCCATCAAAAGCTATAGACTGCCCGGCTGCTACATCACCAAAGCTGAATGTCCCGGTGCTAATAATGTTGCCGTCAGCGTCTATCGTGAATTCGTCGTTGGTGAAAGTGGCAGCGGTTATGTCGCCGCTAAACGTAGCATTGCCAGCCGCATCAACGCTGAAGTTATCGGTATCAATAACAAGCTGAGTGCCGTTGAAGTCTATGAAGTTGTCAGCAGTCCCGCCGAAGTGGAAGTTGCCATTGCTCTGAATGTACGTTTTGAAGTCTGTCCCATCGTAATACCCTATATAGGTGTCAGTCAGGTTCAGGCCAGTTGTGGCTGTATCACTTACTCGATCGGGTATGTTGTCTAGGGTGCTATTCCAATCAACGAGGTTGAGGGTTGCTAGTGAGCCTTGTCCGGCAATGGATGCGGCGGTGTTATCGCCAGTTACATCCGCATTTTCAGCACTCCAGCCTTCAGTATAAAGCTGAGCAGCAGATTCGGCGGCTGATTCAGCGGCGTTAGCTTTATTGGTAGCGTCTATTGCAGCGGCATCAATGGCATTCTGCTCAGCGTCCGTTATAACGCCATCAATCATTGCCTGTTCACGGATGTTCGTGTAACTCTCAGCAGCCGCCTGTGCGTCATCAGCCTTTTGCTGTGCGGTTGCAGCGGCGGCGGCATAGTCAGTTACGTCCGCCCCTGCCTGTGCCGGGCCATTCAAAGTTAATAATGAATTTACATCCAAAGAATTATAAACTTCCTTCTTCTTCCATGAGGACCAGTTTGGGTAACTTGAGGGATGTACCTCTCTAGTGTATTCCACATCCCCGCTAGTCCCGAAGCAAATTTGTGTGGCTCTGTCGGCTGCGTACCAGTGAGTTACAACTCCGCCATAGGTTTCAGGCCAGCTGGAAGTACCAGAAAGCTCAAAAAATCAAACTAGCGACTTTGTCTCCAGTTGCGTATCCATCTGCATCTACTGTCTCGGCATAAGCGTTAGTTGCAAGTTTTTTAACTACAGCATCTGTATAATCTTTTGCAGCAGCTTCAGCATCAGAAGCGCTACCCGAAGGGTCCGCCCCTACGGAAGAAGCGGTATTAAAACTATTCTCTAGGACTGATGCAGCCGGCTGCCCTGATATATTGCTACCCCAAACAGCACCAACCGTTGCATCGTCAGCAGGCTTGCCAGTGCCCGCCACTTCAGTATCCCAGTCTGCCGAGCTTTTTGGTTGCCAGTCCTCCCTGCTCGGATATAGAAGCGGCCGTTTTGTTTGCCGTTATGTCACCTACGTCCACCCACGCGGATCCACTCCAGCGTTTAAGGGACAGGTCTGAGGTGTTATACCAAAGATCACCCGCAATATTTGCGGTAGGTGTTCCGGCTTGGAAGAAGGTCACAATCTTAGTTCCGGCAAGTGTGCTTGCGTCGGAAGCGTCTTGTAGAGCTACCCCAATATCTCCGTCTTGAGCTGCAATCCAGGCAGTTCCGCTCCAGCGGTACAGCTTATTGCCATCATCCGTGTCGATCCACAGGTCGCCAGAATCGCCCGCCACCATTCCCGTTGGAGCGGCGTTCTGATAGAAACTCCTGATCTTCCCGTCTGCGGTATCTTGAGCCGTTTGCGCGTTGTCCAGAGCGCTTGTAATATCTGAAGTGATGGTTGTTGAGGCGGTGCCATTAACGTTATCAGTATCTGAAGCATTGCCACCCTTGCTTCCACTGCCTGCGTAATTGAAAGTAACGTCTCCACTGTCTGCCGAGTTCTTTCCTGCCAGCGTCCCCGCATCGCTCAGGTTAGCAACGCCAGTGCTTCCGGCTGCAATGGTAATGGAACCCGTAACACTAACGTTGCCCAGCTCATCCACGCTGAACGTCCTATCTGTTCCGTTGTATGCCCACATCAAATAAGTGGTTGCGGTGCCAAAAGTGGCCGGGCCTATGCCGGTTTGAACAGTGGGTGTATTGATGTCATCGACAGCACGTATCACGCCTTCACTGGTGATTGTCTCTGTGGCCAGTACGGTGCCAGTTTTGATCTTGGCAGCGGTAACATCTTGAATCTTGGCATCGGTAACGGCAAGATTGTTGATCTTCGCGTTTACGATTGCTGCATCTTGTACAGCGGCTGTGCCTACAGCAAGGTTGGCGATCTTTGCAGAGTCGATGGCCGCATTTGCTATTTGTGCGGTATCAACTGCAAGATTGCCGATCTTTGCGTTAGTGATTGCGGCATTCGCTATTGCCGCCGTGCCCACCGCAAGGTTGGCAATCTTCGTGGCCGTAACAGAGGACGGCGCAAGTTTACCGGCCTCAACGGCAAGGTCTTCAAGTTTCTGGGCGTTCACGGCCAAGTCTGCAAGATTGATGCGCTGTAGTTCCCCGGTGACCTTATTACCGGCAAGACTAACAGACCCATCGGCCAACTTCCCGCCGTTACCGCAAGATCCGCCAGCTTAGCACTCGCTAGCAGACCACCGACAACAGTATCAGTCAGGTCTATAGCCCCGCCCGCCACGTTGTTCTGTATGAACGTCCGATCAACCGGAGCAATCTCATAAGCCCATCCACTCAGCCCGGTAATATCCACGCCGGTTTTGGTAGTGACCGCAAATTCTGCGCTGGTATTTGTGCCTGTCTTGCCGAACAGATCGAATGGCCGGAGCCTGACATAGTAGGTTTCGCCCTGTGTCAGCCCTGTGGCCACATAGCTGTTGTCCGATACCGTGGCAGTAGGCTCAGTAGAGTCAGGGTCAAAGCCTTGCGTTTGGCTGACCCATATATCAACGCCTGCAAAATCCAGATCATCGGGGCGCAGATAGCTGATCTCGATCACGCTGAAGCCTGGTACTACTGAGAGTGCGGCTAAGGGTTCGGGGGCGGTGTTAGCCACAGACAGTTTGGCCGGATTAGCAGACACTTGGTTATTTCTGCCACGCTCAATAACCCTGATCTCAAAGTCGCGCCAAGCGCCAACCGTGCCCGTTACGCGCCGGTAGTCCTCAGCATTCTTTTCGAAGTAATAGATATAGACAGGATCGTAAACCTGCTCAGTCCTGACGATCTGATTATCAGTCCATATTTCAACCTGATAATCCCGGAAATACTGATCCAGCCTGCCAGCACCGGCACCGCGAAGCCCCTCAGAGCCAATCTCTACCCAGTCACCGACGGTGGATCTGCGCCATACAAACTTTGCATCCTTTCCGCCAAACTCCGTATCGTTACCCTGCTCAAAAGTTCAAGGGCGCGCACAGTCCGGGGCGGGTAGAACGTCAAATGGGTTTTCGTCCGTGTAATCAGGGTCAAGCACGTTGGTAGTGGTAACAATCTGTCGAAGGCCGTAGAAGTTTTCGACGCCATACACTGACACACTGCGTACCCGGATCTCGTATTGCGTGCCGTTCGCCAGTACCTGCACTTCGGCAACGCTCGGGAACTGCCAGCCTATTTTGCTGACCCTCTGCCATTCGTCTTGGCTTGGTAGCCGATACTCGGCTATGGCGTACAGGTAAGGGTCTGTCGGTGGCTCGTCAACCGTGATCACGAGCGTGGAAAACATGCCGTCGAGGGTCTTCGGCGCGTTAACGTCTTCGGTAACTGTGAAGCTATTAACGTCAGGCGCGGGCTCGCTGCTGATGATCAGCTCATACTCTGCCGACCATGGCGATACCAGGTTCCCGGTGCCTCTGGCTTTTGCCCGGAACACGATACGGTTGCCGGCATCCAGCGGTATAGGAACCTCAACGCTGCCGACCCTGGCGTCTATATCGGGCGCATTAATCCACACGCTGGACTCGCCGTCAGGTCTGCCGGGGTCCGTTTCAATGACGCCGGTTATTGGGTCTTCAACAATGTCCGAATCAATTTTGTATTGCAGGCGATACGAACGGGTAACGGTTGCAAGCCGGTCAGAGTTTAGCACCGACACATTAACAACCGCAGACAAATAATTAGACGGCCCCACGCCTGCCGAAATCTCCGGCGCTGTGGGTATCTGATTCTCTGGCCTGGGTCTAAGGTTGGTTGTGTATGCGGGTAGGGGTTCGCCATCTTCCGTATAAATCTCGTTTGCAGCGTTAACCAGCGTCACGCTTGCGCCAAGGTCTACGGATGGAGATACATTAACAACGATGCAGTCGAGCGTCTCTGATCCTGCTACGCCGTAGGACGCCAAGTCGCCCGCGATAAACTCAATGGCGCTGCCGGTTGACCATTGTCCTGCGCCGTCATAAGTTGCGGTTATCTGCTTGAACTGTGTGCCGCTGCTGACCGTCCTGACGCGTACGCCGTAAGACTGGCCAGCGACCAGTTCAAAAGTTTCATCAATAGAAAACGTGCCCGCGCCAGTGGACTTTACGAGCCCGCTGCCAAGGCCCACGTCGATGATGTCATTTTGCACAAGGACAAGATCGCCCCTTGCGCATGCTAGGTTTTCAATGTCTGTGGTTAGCTCATACGTCTCCCTACGAAAGCGCTTTTCAAGGTATGCAAATCGCGCATGCTTCTGAGCAAGGGCGGGATTAGTGACGCCCCAAAGCTCAAGTGAGTCGGTTTGTCCGATGCGATCAGCTTCGAGTATGGATGGGTCGTAATAAGTCCACTCATCCAGCTCCCAGTCCTGATCCTCGTTTTGAAACTCAACTGTTATGCCGTCTGAAGGATCTGGAAATTCGCGCTTTGAACTGAATCCAGAGCTGTTCTTCGGGGTGAAAATCTGAGTCGGGATCAGCTTCTCGATGTTCTGCACGACGCTGAACTTGCCGTCGCGCATTGCAAACTCTGCGCGCCCGGTCTTCGCTACGTTATTCAGCACGGACTTCAGAGCAGCCGCTTCGTTGTTATAATTTGACGCCTCCCATCCGTCCGCGATGCAGCGCAGACGCCAAGCGTCCAAGTCCTCTAGTCTGATCCTGCTGTTGCTAACCCGGGCGCGGTTAAACGGGCCTTGTAGCACCCACCGGTAAAGCTCTGCCGGGTTGCTGCTGGGTGTGAGAGATTGACCGAACCATTCACGCCAGTCGTTGGCCCACACCGACGGCACAACAGATTCAGCAATAACGTTCACTGAATCAAGGTTTCCGCTGACCTGATCGGTGGCCTTGATTTTTTATAGCAAGGATAACGGGCCTGTAGTCTCCCGTTGGGCTGCCGATCAGCTCATTAAAACGAGTTGTGGTAAGCGGCGCGTTGCGTTGCGTAAACTCCAAATTAACCGTGTCTGTCCACGGCCTATCACCAACACCAACACCTTCCTCGGGCTTCAAGTTGCGCGCCCGGATTGTTACGGTGGTCTCTGTTGGCGGGTTGCCATGAAGGGATGGGTCAAACGCAATTGACCGTGTGAAAAATTTGTTGCTACTTGACCAAGCGGAAACGCTGGCCACGCTGTAGCCTTCGGGTGCGTCCAACACCACATAGCCGTTGCCATCGTCAAACGCTATATAGCTTAATGGTACGGCCTCTTCATAAGCAAAAAGGTTTGCTTTCCCATCCCCCCAGTTCCGACTTGTCGATCCAGTCCGATACAGTACGCCGCCTTCTTTGTACAGCCGATATGGAACTGCGCCTTTATTTGCAGCCGTTTTGTTAAAATACGAGGCAGGCGTAAACCAGTCACCAGATTGGCCCTGATACTGCAGCTGTATTGCCCCGCCGCCATTTTGTCTATACCCGTCGCTGTGCAACCAGTTCAGACCAAGAGGGTACGAAAATGTGACGTTTGTTACACCGCGACCCACTGGCACAAAACTGGACAGCCATCCGCTGCCCTCTCTCGGCAACTCGTCTTGCACATTATTCTGAGTTACGTCTCTGGACCATATATCACGCAACGTTTCGGTGTCTGAGTTGTTATACCAGTCTACCGTCGCAACCTCTACTTCCCCAAAGCTGCTGATGGGTACTTCGCCAATGCGCACATCTGTGACATCCATAGGCCCGTAGCCGACACAAAGCAGCATCCGGTAATACTGATCTTCACCCCGATACTCGTAGTAAGGATTGGCCGCATAAGCTGGCACAATCTTGCGCTTCCCAAGGATGTAGGGGATTGGCTCGTAGGCTTTATTCTGGTTGCTGTCGCCTTTTACACGCTTGCGCTTTTCGTTGTCAGAAATCTCGGGAATTTCAGGGGCGAAAAGGGCATATGCTGCAGCTGATACCACCAAAGAGACAATCACAACAGCAAGCAAGAAAGGCCCGCCGGAACCTGACTTAACGTCAGCAGGTCCCCACTAGCCACTTCCTGGCCCCAATCATCAACCGGGTTGCCATTAATGAACGCCCGCGTGTGCTCTCTTGCAAGCCCCGTGTAGTCTCCATATATTGATTCAACGGTGCGCCCAGCCTGAACCGGCTCCTGAATGGGCGAAAGGAATGGAGCTTTTGAAACAACGATATTAGCGGTCATTTGCTGGCCTGTAGTTATAGAATCCAAGAATTCGCCCTTCCATTTGATCGTGGTCACGTCATCAACTGACGGCCCTACACCTGAGCGCGTGTGTATCATCTGCCGGTTATCGAGCATGAATCCGACGTGTATCGGGTTGCCTGCTACTGACAGCAGAGCAAAGCATCCGCGCTCTGGACTCGTTACACGCTCAAAATGCTGTTGGTCGTCAAGTTGATCCGCTATGAAGTCCGCCGCGTCAGTGTCTCCACCGGGCTCATAATAAACATCGTCATAGCCCGGAACCTCGACGCCCATCAACTTACTATAACATATCTGCACCATTCCCCAGCAGTCAGCGCCCTCCATTGAGCGGCCCCCCGGAAGGTATGGAATGGCGAGAAGGTCACGAATCATTGTCTTCCCATAAAGCCGGAAACGTTTGGGGCGTGAACCGCTCACCTGGTAGCTGCACATCCAGAATCGGCTCGACCTCCAGATCAACACTGACGCCTGATCCGCTGATGCTGAATGAGGTTGACTCAAACTGAGCCGGGCCAAACTCTGCGACGTTGGGAGCGGATGCGGCAATCACCCATAGGTTAATGATGATCCTGTCGTCTGCCAGCCTTAGCCGCCTGACAATGGTTATATCCGCCGCGTCGAAATCAATAGTAGCCCTTGGAGTGCCCTCTGCCGTTTCTTCTGGAAGGGATAGATCAAAGCGCCCCGGCTGGTAGGTTTGGGTGCTGCCCGACACATTGCTGTCGATTGATTCCGTGTTGTTTGCGTAATAGTAAATCGTGCCATCAATATTAACTTCGATCAGCACAATTGACGGATCACCAGAGGATCGGCTGTAAATGTTCTTCAAAAACGAATCGCTATAAGGCATTAGGGTTGCTTCTCCAGAGAGATAGACAGACGCCACATATCGCCGCCCAGCGGCTTTAGGTCATAGGGCTCTGCGAACTGGTAAACAGACGTCCCGCCGTAAAGGAAGTCCGGTTTGTCAAACTCCAACCCGCCGTTGTCCAGATCATCCCGGAAAAACGCGATGAACGTATCGGCCTGGGTGCGGTTGATAACATAGGACTCAGACACGTCATGGACAGCCGCCGTGAAGCGGGTTCTCTGCTTCGTCAGGCCTCCCATTGCGCTTCTGATAACCGTACTCTGTGGGATGTCTGAGAAGCTATCCATGTTCGGGGATTGTGGCAAAGATCCAGGCCAGGTAGCCATTAGACGCGCCTCCCTTTAGATTTCAGATCAAACTTTGAGCCAAGCTGTCTATCGAACTCACCTTGCATCACCTGCCTCCGTACTGTGTCGCGTATCGTAACCTGCATCTGGCGTTGTCCTTCAGGGCCTGTTGTTTCTTGTGTCTGGACATCGTGGCCGTTGATGTTGTGGTCTGGTCATTGATGACAACGCTCATGCCACCCCCGCCAACGCTAGACGGAGTAACCACACCTGATCCGCCCATAGTGACAACCTCCGGCCCGTTCTCGCCGACCATGTACGAGTTGCCGCCTGTTACTGAACCGCCCATTGCGCGGGCTCTGCTACTTCTGCCGCGCCTGATGCCAATATTAGCCCGGCGTTTATATAACCAAGGGTCCTGATCGTTTCCGCTTGTCCCGCAACCCTTAACGGGGATGTTGGGTCGCCGGGGATGATGGTTGTTAACGCCATAGTGGCGGCCAAGTTTGCCGCCATAATTGCCTGCATTGCCATCACGCCTTTTTGCGCCATAACAAATGCTGCATATTCGGCGGTGCCAGACTCAAAAAATCCCTTCATTGCACCAATAGATTTGCCTAACGTCGATAATGTCTGGTCCTGAACCATTTGTTCATTTTCGGCCATCTTGGCCTGCCAGATTTCCTGCTCCTCTAGTATAAGCGCTTGCCCACGCTTCTGAGCGTCAAGTTTAAGTAGCATCGGGTCATCTTCAACGCCTATTTTCGTCGAAGCCATAAGCGCTGCCTGACGCCTTTTCTCTGCTTCCGTGGCGTCATCAATGGCATTTCCTAGCGTTATATATTCATCGGCCTCGGCTGCGGTC